AATAAGTTCAATGCTACGTGGGATGATATTTATGCCACGTATATAAAGAATATTCAGAAATGCTGATAAGATTTCAGCACCCCCAGAGATAGGGTTACCATTCCTGCTTTCCAGTGTGCAGCTAATATTAAACACGGCAGTGCTGAAAAGTACTGTTTCCTGCGTTCGAACAATATACGACCAGGAAAGACCCCCATTACGTAACATTGATAATCTACTGTGTTGCGTGAGTATGTTCCCAGATTCAATCAGAGAAATCGACGAAGTCCTCGGATGATAGGACAATACAACAAGAAGTTCACCCGGAAACTAAAGAAGTAACGGGCTTGATCAAGTTTGACGAATCGGCCAATCTTGAAAAAGAACAAATACCTGGAAGGCAGATGTTGACAATGATTTCAAATCCCTTTCCAGATCAAACACCCAATCAAGTATTGAGACGCTCATATTTGATAGCCCAAGTTAATTGGACACCTTCATTTACCAGTTTAAGCTTGGCATTTCCTCAAACACTCTTTGCAATCGACGCGATTAGCAATTTTTTGAGTGTTTATGAATATTTTAGAGCTGGAGTGACCATTACTGTACGAGTAAATAGTACACCATACCATCAAGGATCATTGGTAACAGCCATAGCACCGTGTCGTTCATTGACTGGAGTTACCGGATATCAATTACAAAACATGAGACCAGTAATACTTTCTGCTTCAGTACAAGATTCATGTACCATAGAACTTCCTTATTTGAATCCACTAGATTGGTTGGATATAGCAACATGTGCAGATTATGCAATAGGAACATTTGCACTAACAGTTCTTAATCCACTATTAACTACTTCAACTGGCGTTCCAGCCAGTTGTACAGTATCTATTTTTTGTGCATTTAGAGATCCAAAAGTAGCGGGATTTATAGAACCATCAGCATTTCTTGAAAAGAAGAAGAAAGCAATGGAACAAAAAGAAAAAATGAAAGCTCAGAGTGTAGTAGAAAGAAGAGGAAGAGTTATTA